AGCTGCAAACCATCCAGCTTTAGCTTCTGCCTCAATAATTTTAGCAGCAGCTTGTAACTCTTGTGTATTAGATTGTAGTAATTGAGTTTGTAATTGTGACTTTAATTTTTCTTGAAGATCTTTATCAGGAATTGATTTTTCAATTGTGTTAAAAAGAATTTTTGCTAGAGGTGCAACAGCTCCTAACATTTGAATCATGGTTTAGTACCACTTCGCTTTTCTTTTCTTATCTGGTAGCATTCTTCTTTGTCCACCAACTTGTTCAAGTTGTGTTTCTTGTGGATTAGAAACTTCTACTTCAACTGCTTGTGCATAACCGTCGCTATTTAAAAATTGTGAATGATCTACTAGATTACCAAATTCTGATCTTGATGTACCATTTACTGAACCACCTTTAGCCATAGGTTTTCTAGATTGACCTGCTTCTGATAAAGCAATTGCAATTGCTTGTTTAGGACTTTTTACTTTTTTAGAAGATTGTCCAATATTAAGTTCACCTTTTTTAAACTCTCTCATAACTTTACCAACTTTTTTTTGGCTTGGTGTCATTTTTTTCATAATAATATCCTTGGTGTTTATATATACTAATATCTAAAATACCACAATACTGGTTATTAGCCAGTAATTATTTTAGTGTTTTGCATGCCTTGTTTAGCAAGATCTACGCCTATTTTTAACTTTGTCAAATCATCTGTTTGCTCTAATTTTTCATCAGCTACTTGTCTATTAGACATAACTTTTAACTTATCTAGATTTAATCTATCTTCTCCTTCTTTTTTCTTACGTTCATTCTCCATAGCTCTTAAATCAATTTCTCTAGATTTAAGTTGAACTAATGGATCAGTTGCACCTAGATTAATTTTAGTTTCTTCATTCATATAATCTTTAGTCATTTGAGCAATTAGTTTTGCTTTTCTAGATTCAATAGCTTGCATCATCTGTTGAAGTTGTAATTGAATTTGTGGATTCATTTGTGCTTGTTGTTGTAACATTGGCATTTGCATTAACTCTTTAGAAAACTCTAATTGAATTTGTTCTTGTGCCATTATGGAAATATGTTCTAGTACATTCTTTTGAATAGATGCCATAGCAGCAGGATTGTTTTGAATCATATTCAATTGCATAAAATTTAAATGCGCTTCAATGTGAGCGGTATGATCTTGTCCAGCAAATGCTTGGAAAGGTTGTCCAGTCATTGCATTGATATGTTCAATAGATGGATCTACCGGTGTTGGTGGTTGTGGTGGAGGTAATATTAAATCTATATTCTTAACTCCGATCGCTTCATACATTGTTCTGTAAACTTGATACAAGTTATGCATTTGTGGATTAGACATTGCAAGTTGCATTTCAGTTTGTGCTAAATTAATTCTTTGTGTTTGTGAAAATATATTTGGATCAGCCACAGGTAAGATATCAATCTTATCATCAAAGTCAGCAGCTTTAATTTCTCTAGTTCCACCTACAACATCATACGGATAATTAGGGGGTAAGTAAGTTGCAAATACTTTTGCTAATAATTCAAATTCATTTTTAAGTGAAGCATATAATCTTTTATGAATCGCTGACATCACCCTCGATCCACGCTCCAATAATGCCATCGTCGTACCAACAGCCGCGTTTTGATTACCGTCACCCACTTGCATATCTGCGATGGACGCGAAACGTTGACCTGCTTGAACCACAATACCCATCAATTGTAACAGAGTCGCTGATGGTTCTTTAAATGGAAGAGGCATAAATGCATCTCTTAAATTTCCACCAGGTGCATCTACATCTCTAAATTCTCCTGGTTGAATAGGTTGTGCATCATCTCGTACACGAATACCTCGCATTTTAAATCCAGATGGTAAATTAGATAAAGTTCCAGCATCTAGCAATTGTCTTAATGCTTGAGTTGCAGTACGTGATAATCCACCAATCATGTGAATTAAACCAAAGCCATAAAATCCAAGTCCTGGTAAAAATTTAAAGTGTACAAAGTAATTAGTTTTATTTTTTAGCGGATCGTCGGATTTATAATTACGTCTAATAGATAAAACTTCTCTTGATGATTCTTCAATAGTTACAACGTAAGGAAGTTTAATTCCTGTGGGCTCACCAGTTTGAATATCTTTATCTTCAAAACCTTCTATATCTAAATTAACGTGACATTCTAAAAGAGTGTAAATATTATCTTGTCTTTCAATTCTAACACCTTCTATTTCACGTTCTTTTTCTTTTATTGGATCTGATTTAATGGCTGGTTGACCTAGTTCTACATCTTTATAGAAACCACTTACTTGTTGCTTACGTAAATCATTTTCAGAAATTTTTAATACGTGAATAATAGCATCTGCATCTTCTAATGAAGTTGCTGAATAAGGAACGATTAAATCTTCTGCAGGTATAAATTTAGATACCGCTCGTCCAAGAATTGCATCGTAATAAACTTTTTTAAAAGTAGATCCTGATAGAGGTAAGTAAAATAACATCTGATCAAATTCTGGTTCATACTCTTTCATAACAGTCATGATTTGATAGTTCATGAAATCTCTAACTCGTTCTGATTGTTGTTCTTTTTGTGAATCTATTTTACCTACGATTTGAGTTCTAACAGGACCATCTGCTGGTAATAATTCTTTATAAGCTTGTGATTGAAATTGTGTTACTGATTCTGCTAATACTGGATGAGTTACACCTGATGCATTTCTAAATGGCTCTGTTCGTCTTTCATATTTAAAACCTAATAGTTCAAGACCATTAGTATAGGTTGTTTCCCAATCTTGTCTTGATGATCTATAATCTTTGTATTGTCCTTCTAATTCAGATCCAATCTCTACTAAAATACTTTCATCTAAAAATTCTGAAAGGTTTGCATAATGATCTTCGCCACCTTGTGGAGCTGCAACATTTGGATCAAAAGAAATTTCTGCACCACCATCTTCATCCATTTTAATTTCAACTGGAGAATCTGTTGCTTGTGTTTCTTCTTGAATAGTTTGTTCTATTTCAGTTTGACCTGGAATTTCAATAGTAGTTTTTGTATTGGGTAATGACTTATCAATTTCTGCCATGATTAATTATACCTTCTTGTAAATAATGATTCAACACCTTGTGAGTCAGGACCTTTAGCAGGTGCTATCGTTGTTGTCAATCCACCATCAGACATACTCACTCGTCCGCCGTATGCCATTCTTGTAGGCATAACACGAGCCGAGGCCTCTTGTTGTGATCTCATCGCAGGAGTTAATTCTGCATTGCCCATTGTGGTTGGATTAAATAAAGCTGTTGCATAAATTGCAGGTGCTCCTATTAAACTTCCTAAAACTCTTGAACCTAATGTTCCACCACCCACAGCTGGATTAACACCAAGGTTAACATTATTTAAAGTTGCTGCTTGCCCTAAAGATCTTAAACCTTGACCAACATATTCACCAAGTCCTACTCCTCCAGGAATAGATTTAAATCCTCCACCAATTTCTCCTAATAAAGCTCTACCAATTCCAGGTGCAGAACTTAAAGCTTGATTAACTAAAGTTTGTTTTGCTGGAGTTAAACCAATTTGATTAAAAGCATCAAAAGCTGTTTTACCATAAGCAGTTAATCCAAGATCTGAAAAATAATCATCTTTAGTTTTTGTAAATGGAATTCCACTTCTTGCAGCAGCATCTGCTTCAGATTGAAATCTTCTTTCACCAATAAATTGATCTACAGGTGAAGGTGGTTGAAATATATTTTGTTGTGGAAATATTTCTGCTTGTGGTTGTGTAAAAGCTATTTGATCTTGCATTGAAACTTGTTGACCAGAGAAAGGATCTATTTGTGGTCTTTCAAATCCTAATTCATCACTTAATGAATATTGTGTAGTAGGTAAATTTGAAAATTGTTTATTATATTCTGCTGCAGCTGTTCGTTGATTTTCTGATTCTTGTTTTCTGTTTCTAGCGTCTTGAATTAATTGTTGTGCATATCCTGTAAGATAAGTAGGAAGACCTTGACTTTGTTGAATTATATTTCTTTCCGCATCAGATAAATAAGTATATATACTAGAATCAATTTTACCAGTAACAGAATCATAATTTGCAAGAACATCACTAGTATCAAAAGCTTTATTAATTTTTGAAGAATCAGATGCATATTTAGAATAACCTGGATCTAAAGTTTCTTGAAGCTTTTGATATTCTCCATCATCATACATACTTCGTAAATTACTTTCTAATAAATCTATATAATTACCTTTCTTAATTACGTCTGCAAAATCAGAATCTCTTCCTTGTAAATTTCTTAATTGATCTAAAAAAAATTTAGAACTTTCAATTGTTGGTTGTCTTTCATTAGAAAATCCAAATCTATACGGATCAAAAAGACTTTGCCTATATAATTCATTTTCAACATTATTTTTAATTAACGATTGTTTTTCTTCTGATGTGTAAGGTCTTATTCTTTTAGGTGTATAATTTCCTTCCAAATCATATCCCGATTCCAATTGATAAAAAGCATTAGGATCTTGATCAAAACCAAATTCAAATGGTTTATCTTCATAACCAAAAGGTTTATATCCTTGTAAATTAATATTATCATATATTGCTTTTGTTATATCTTTGTCTGCAGCTCTAGGGTTATATGATTGATACCCAGGATCTTGATAGTAAGCATCTATGTTTTCATAACCTGTTTTCTCTTTTAAATAATCAGAAAATTTTTGTTGAGCTAATGCACCTTTTTCAGTTTCTTGTCTTATATTTGCTTCTAAAGCTTGGTTATAAAGATCAGTGCCATCATCATATTCAACTGTTTCACCCTCCGCGTATCCCGGTCTTTCACGAAACATACTTGCAACACCACCGTCTGCAAATGGTTTATTAACATTAAATGTATAGTATGGATTTCCTTGATAGGTATTTCTTCCTGCAGAAAAAGTAGTACCAGTATTTCCTGTGTAGTCTATTCTTTGTTCTTTAGGACTTAACCCTGCTTGAATTCTAGATCCTTCATTATCCGTATTATAGTAACCTTGAAGCAATGCACTTCTATCTGGACCTACAAAAGGTTTAATTGCCACAAGACCATATTCTGGTCCTTGATATCCAATACCACCACCTAATGAAGTTTGGCTTTGAAGATATTGTTTAGTAAAATCTTTTAGATCTCTTTTATTAAAACCTTGTCCTTGTACTACAGGAGACACATATTGTGGTTTTCCTTGACTCATAAAATATTCATTATCTTCTAATCTCATTCTTTCTTCAGAAGAAAGATTTCTTTGTGTTGGAGTTGGTATAGGTGGATTTAATCTTTGATCAGATTTTAATATATCTCCAAAAGGAATTTGATTTTTTTGAACAGGACTAAAAAATAATCCACCTTGTGGTGAATAAACATTTTTTCCAAACCCAATGTTTGAATCATCTTCTGTATCTTTTCCTTCTATATCAGAAATTTTTTTTACAAACTTTTCAAATGCTTCTTCGATTCCTGCCATATTAATAATAAGTTCTGTTATGATGAATCACTGGTTCGTCTCTATAATCTTCTGGGTGATCTATAAAACCACCTTGTCGAAATCTCATTACTGCTTGAGTCATAGAATCTACCAAGTCATCGTTATCCCCGTAAGGAAATGCTGCGCATTCCTCTACGACCTCTTCAGCAAACTTTTGATCAGGT